TGGTTGTCCAATTGGCATTTGTCTTGGTTGAAAATTATTAAAATTATTCGGTTGAATTGCTATAAGTCCACTTGATGGATCTCCACCACCTTCACCTAAAGTAGATTCAGCTGATTCTAATCTTTGGTTTATTTCTTGTAACATTTGTTCTGCAGAAGATACATCACCACTTAAATCATTTAGTCTTGGCATGATACCACCTTGTTGGGACATAATCCCACCTTGTTGAGCAGCAACTCTGCCACCCTCTGCAAGATTTGTGAAATCAAATATAGAGCCCATGAATCTTGGAGCAAGACCTGTGTAGTCTCTAGGGTTTATTACTTCTTCTTCTTCTGTATCACCCATGGTATCTTCTGGTAAAATTTTTTGATCTACACTATCATCTCTGTCGTTCCCACCAACAAGAACTGATTGACCTCCAATATTTTCTCTTCTATATCCACCTATAGGATTTCCATAAGCATCTGTCTTGCCTGCTAGTCTATCGGCCATATAACTATCATAAGCTTGATTTTTTTCTGTCAAACTCATATTAGCAAAACGTTCCTCTGTTAATGGCTCACCCTTGTAAAAAAATCTCCCTCCAGATAAAACACCTTTTTGTTTTCTACCAAATATATCCGTAGTGGGTCCAGAAAAAAATTCTCTAGTTTTTTTAGCTCCAGCTTTTAAAGGTTCTTCTAATAAACTTAAACCTATACCAGTTGGAGTTGGAAGCGTTCTTTTAGTTCCATCTTCTCTGTAAGGATTATTAGTAAAAAGATCTAACATTGCTGCTGTATCATCTTTTTCTTCATCATAGTCTGCAGGTAAGTCAAACATGTCTGTTACATATTTAGCCCCCATTCTTTTTCTTCTTTTCATAACAGCATCTTCAACTTGTTTTTTCCCTAGATCACTAAGTTCCTTTGCTTCTCTGTCTTTAATTTCTTTTTGTCTTTTCTCAAATTCTAAAGCTGCTTTTCTTCTAGCCTCTGCTTCTTTTGATTTATTAAGTTGTTGTGCTCTAAACTCTCTCTGTCTTTGAATACTAACATCAGGATTACTTTCAACGTAGTTACCTGTTCCGGTATCTCTAGCACCAGAAAAATCCCCCCTGTTGCCTTGATTGTCAGAAGCTCCTCCAAAATCAGCACCACCTTCAAAACCACCAAAACCTCCGGGTCCACCAAAATCTCCTTCTAAAGAAGGTAATCCACCAGGTCCTCTATTAGGTTTACCTTTTAATGATCCATATAAATTTAAATCTATAAGTATATCTTGTTCTTCAGGTGTAATGTAAGCTAATTTTGCAGTAGGAGTAGTAGGTGATGATTTAGCTATCTTTGGCACAGTTACCATTTCAGATGGTCTGTAATTCATAACGCCTGCTTGTACAACAGGTTTTTCACTACCCTTCTTATACATCTGTCTAGCTTGTTGTGCTCTTGTTATTGCCATCGTTCTAGTATACTATAATTTTGTATCTCCTCCAAGTGGTAAAGCTTCTACAATTACCTTAACATCTCTCTTAATATCGTCAGCTATAGTCTCTGTTTCAGGATTTTGTACGTCCTGCATAGCTTCTGCGTCTGAGTTATAATCTTGACCTGTTTTCATATTAGTTAATGTAACTTCTGTTTGCGGTGTAATAATCTTAACTGGTTTACCGTTTATTATTTCTATTCTATATGATGCTTCTGTTTCTATAAATGACATATTAATCCCTGTTTATTTCTAATATTGATGCTACTACATGCAATCTATTTGCATCTGCAGCGGTTACTTTTAGTATTTCGTTTTCCTCTAATATAACAGGTTGAGTCAGTAATTGTTCTGTTGCATGACCTGCTACACTTTTTACATCAAACAATACAAACACATTACTAGACGCATCAGTTACAGTTGCTGTAATCGTACTACCATTATTACTATCATCACAAACTAAAATACTTTTTATAATGGCTCTTGAATCAGATGGTGCAGTATACAAAGTAGTTACATCCGTAGTTGTTAAATCTAGTTTTGCGTTTTTATAAATGTTAGCCATTAAACCAAGTAAACCTTTCTTGTTCTTGTTTTTGTTCGTTTAAAAACGTAGAATTTAATTGTTCTATTACTAAAGAAATTGCTCTGTTAATTTGTTTTTGGTTAGATACATCATACTCTTCTTTTGGTTCAGGTAATCTTACTACGACTTTAGCCATTATCTACGTCCATCCGGTTGTATATCTATTCTCAAAGTTCCAAATCTCCATGATTCACTAACATCTGTGTTTTCTATTTTAATGTTAACAAATCTTCCTCTGGCCCTAGTGTCCTTTTTATCAGTGCTAGAGTTAATTGTAAAGGGACTTAACGTTGTAGTTGATTCTGATTGTTGAGGATAACGCTTAACACCAAGAGTTACTTTTGCATTACCTTGTAAGTTTTTAAAATCTGGTACAAATCTTCTCATAGCTAAAAACACTTCACCAGCAATACTTGGTCCACTCGATCTACCTTGAGCATCTTTCTGTTTTGCTTGTAGATCAAAGTCATATGATTTTACAAAAGATGTAACAGTGGTTGTACTACCATCAGGATTTACTTGATCAGTTCCAACCTCATGTTCAAAAAATTGTGTTTGTCCTAAACCATCTTGACCTACTACAACAGGAAAACTTCCATCAAGAGAATCATTATATTTGGTTGCAAAAGGTTTTTCATAAACAGAGGCATCAATCCAAGTAGTTCTAGCTTCTGTTCCAATATACCAAACACCACCTTTCATTGGTTCTCCGTAATTAAATACTACATACTGATCGTTATAGTCTGAGCTTGTTGATGGATAATACCAAACAACTTCTGTAAATTGATTATTTAATCCAGCATAAATTTGTTGTCCTTTTGTAGTATCTGCTTGATCATAAACATAATCTTCAACACTACATGGTAAAGATTTAACTGTACCATCGAACATAAAGAAACCATTTGGACTCATCCAAAACGCAGCACCATCTATTTCAACAGCTGCATTTTTACCAATCAATCCACAGTTAGTACCTACTTGTTCAAATCCAAATGTAAAAGGTGAGCCAATAAATTTCATGGTGTATAAAGCATTGTCTGTCCAAACTAGAATAGTTTCTTTAGCTTTTAATGAACCCATGATCCGTGTTCCATCTTGCAATCTTTGTGTACCAGCACTATTAATTGCTGTTGGTGTGTAGTCATTTATATCTTCTTGATCCGAAAATCTTATAAACATATCATCTTGTGTTGTTGTATCTCCAATAGTTGTTTCGGTTCCTAAATGAATTAAGTGACGTGTTGTAGGTGAAACTAATGTAACTCTAGTTGCTGTTGGATTATTAGATGTAGAAAAACCAGATGTAGATGTTGATGCTCTGACCGTTAAAGGAGATGCAGCTCCTGCGTTCCATGTAAATGTTTTACCATTAGCAATAGTTGCAACTAACACTTGACCAAAATTACTTAAAGACCATAAACCAGGTTCTAGTACTACTTCAGAAGCTTTTACTGCGCTTCCAAAACCTGTAAAGTTTGAAGCATCCGTTACGACTGCACTGTTTGAATGAGCTTGACCATTTGATGTACCAGCAGTTGCAGTTCCAAAAGCTCCTCTTGTAATACCTGTTAAAGTATTTACACCCTTACCAGTGTAAGTAATTAACTCGTCACCAACTAGTATAGTTCCAGCAGTTGGAAAACCTGCGTTAGATGTAATATTAATTACAGTTCCTGATCCACCAGTACCGTTAGTATCTGCTAATAAAGCTCCATTTAAAGTTGTTATTTGTGCACCGGGCACTGTTCCACCATATTGACCAACACCAAAACCATAACCATATGACTGTGCAGCAGGACCAACTTTTTCATAGGGTATGACACTACAAGATCCTGTAGCTACACCATCTGCTGTTTCTGTTCCTGTTACAACTATAATTTTAGCAGACGTTACTCTTGTAACTTGAAATAATTTATCTTCAAAAGCAGCATCCGTTAAATTTACTCCACTAGGAGCACTCACACTATCTAATAAAACAATATCTCCTGACTCTAGATTATGGTCAGATGAAAAAGTTAATGTAACTTCTTTTGATCCACTTAAAGAAGACATTGAAACACTTCCAATTGTAGATTTAATTGGAGTAATATCATGAAGCTGTCCTTCAAAATATAAAAGTAAAAACTTATCTGTTCCAATAGCTACGTACCTATTTCCTTCTAGATCAACAAATGCAAACTCACGTCTTGCAACACCTACTATTGTATCTGATATTAGTGATGACCAACCACCTACTTTTTCCGGTAGTCCATATCTAAATCTTGTATTGTCACAATCTATCCATCTGTTTTCTGCACCGGATGTTGTGTCTTGTTTGTCTATTCCTGGTAAGACTTTGAAATCAATAAGAGCCATGGTCCGTGCTCCTTACGCCGTGTTAGTTTTGTAAGCCCAGCCTCTTGTTGCATCCACATACACTAATGTAAAAGCTTGACCGTTAGTGGTTAGTGTCAGGTTTGATGTACCTGTATTTATCGGTTGACTGTTTCTATTCACAATCAAGTTGTTAGAGTTAAAAGTTCCTCGTGCATCAATAAATGTAACTTCTGATCCAACTGCAGGTGATGCAGGTAAAGTTACTGTAATTGGGTTAGCTGTTGTGTTTGCAAATATCTGATCACCATCTACTGCTGTGTAAGCTGTAATTGTTGAAGAGTTTAAAGTTACATAACCTTTGTTACGAATACCAAGACTAACGTTTGTACCATCAGAATATATTAATGATTTAGATCCGATAGGTAATACAACCCCGTTCCCTGATACTGTTTTAACTGTTATTGTATATAGTGCAGATGTACCTCTTGTTGTTGCATCTTCAAACACGATAATTCTTTCAGCACCATCTGGTATAGTTACACTTCTGTTTGCACCTAATGTGCCAGTTAGTTTGATATATAAATTTTTACCATTTGATGTTGCACCA